CTATCGTAAACCAGACCAATAGTTGCAACACAATAATCAGCTAAAGATAAACGCGGTGAATTACCCCATCCAAGTTTAACTAAACAATCACTAATCTTACGAAAAGGAACAACATCAGGCAAGTGTTTAGGCATATACTCAGGACGAAGGATAAAAAAAGTTTTTAAAAACGTAACTCCTTCTTTTTTTAATCCACCAAAAGCATCAGGAACACTCAAAAATGGAATACTATTTCGCAAATTACGAATCTCCATATCAAAATACTTTTGAACAAACTTCCCAAACTCAGCTTCACATAATATATCATGCACAGAACTATGAACAGCAGGAACATGATCATCACCATAATCTGGAAACTCTATCAAACCATCATCAAATAACTTATTCAATTGAACTGCCCGATGTGGATACATCATACACACATATTCAAAAAAAGAAAACCACAGCAACCCTAATATCCAAGAATTACCGTGAGATGTCTCGAATGCTCCCGAAGGCATAACACCAAATATCATACGCCAAGTACGACCAATTATATGAGTAATCTTAGCACAAATATTATTCGTAGCTATGTTCAACAAAACATCAAATAGCTTCATATTAGAAACTTCTTTATTTAAATAAACACGAGCTTGTGTCTCATACAAACCCAACAAAAACATATTAACGGATGTATCAAATGCTTTAAAATCACCATCTCCATAACGCATTTCAGGATTTGTATATTTCATCTGGTCTGCAAAAGCTTGCGCACCACCATGCCACCAACTCATACCAATTTTCACCAACCGACCCCTTTCAAACATTTGTCTATCTTTTTGGGTCAAATAGGCAAAAATATATTGCATCATATGTGGTATAAAAAACTCACGACACTTATTAAATATCTTATCACGCTCAGTCGGATCAATCGAGTCGGAAAAAAAAATTTCATGCTTTAAGCATATACAACACGCAAGCTCAACAAACTTAATATCACCAGTACGCTCAAACTCTAAAATATAATCAAGAAAACGCCTTTTACAAGGCATTTCTTGATCAGCCTTAGTACCAGTAACCGTCTTACGATGCGTAAATTCAAGATCATCCTTCATAACCTGATCATGACCACTTCGCAAACCGCTAGAAGCATGTTGTGGACAATTCATTTGAATAATATCTTCATACTTAAATTGCCAATTCAATTGATTAAAGTATTTATCAGTTCCCATATACCTATATAATCGCTTTAACCCACGAAAAATCATTTGACCACCCATAGTATCAGGATACTTTATGACCTTAGTAGGCTTATTAAACTTATTAAGTAAGTTTGCAATCTTCTCGTTGTATATATTATCGACAGAACTAACTATATACGGACCAATTGCATCACCAGTAAACAGCTTATTATACATAGAAAGCTTTTGAGCAGCAAGAGCAACAAGAGAATACATTTTATTTCCGACCCACGATATACCAGAAATATTA